GCTTCATACCCGGCGGTGGTATACTAGAGTCCACAGTCCTCTTACTTACCAAAGTTTACGTAACAAACTTTGATTGTGAGAGAGTTGATCAAGCCAAGGTAGTCAAAAACACCTGACCAAATCCCTCTTAAAACTTACAGCTAAACTTACATACTAAGCCCTACCACTGGGGATCTAAATATATAGAACTTAATGAAGAATTTCTGCTATTACTACTTAACTAACTTAACCATATTACAATCATGCTAAAAGCCTATAGATAAGGAGCCCCTTCACTAGTAGGACTGTCTCCCTAACGTACCGTTAGACCATGTGTAATACAGAAAAGCACTCTACCAAGTTACACCGTAGAGTCAAAACTAAAAGCAGATCGCTACACGATCTCTTCCAGGCGGATATTCCATGAAGGGGGGTGGACACTAGTCCTCAGCGCACGCTGACCTGGGATATCTTAAGAGTAATATTTATGTATTTTATCGTTTTCAAATACTTCCCACCGAAGGTCAAAAGGTTCTAGGTTCGCTTTGCGAAGCCATTGATTTACCTGATCTCGAACTTGCTCATATACTTGTTCTCCATGACCATGAATTAATCTGAAAGCGTCGAAGAGATTTGAACGGAACTGATCGTAAGGGTGTTCCTTTGCACGGACCCAATACATTAGGTCATAGCAGACTGATAGATCCATCAAGCGATCAACTCTTGATGCATCCACGTATCTGAAGCCAGACTTCAGAAAAGTGCAATCCATCAAATCTCTACGTTTTGGCATTTCTTTATCCTTACTTGCTGACGTCACTGGGTAACCATGTCCTTCATACATATTGGCTATCGTTTTACCGTTGAACGAATGGATGATTTCGTCAGAAACTGACATGATTACATCGTCTCCGTAGAAGACGGGTGACACAAGTTTAAAGAAATCTGTTATTGTTGCATACTGGGTGTTATCTGTCAACGAAGCGGTATACAAGTAAAAGTAATACATTAATAATAAATGTACAAGAGTGTTTGTTTCGGCAGTCCCTGGAAAGCCGGAGATTAATCCCCGACATTTCTGGTAAACCAGGTCCTGGAACTGTACGTGCCCAAACAACACTTCGGTTAAGAGCGAATATATAACCTTTGCTTCAGGGGACGTATAACTTTTTCTTAAAATTATACAAAGCATATCTCCTACTGCATACATTAGCTCAGGGGGAAGGTGACCATCCCAATTGGAAACATCGAAGTCCATGGCATGCGGATGTTTGTTCAAATAATGAAACAAACGAGTCCAGTCCGGTCCTTCAGGATTAATTCCAGGTCCAAAGGGAAAATCACCACGGGCCGCACGATGAAGTGAAGCCATCAACTCAAGAGTCACGCGCCTCCATGCGAAAATCATTTCCATGGACATGCACGTAACGGAGCGGGTCTTGGGCGGGGTTCCCTTTTCAGGGTCTCCCAATGCTTTGTTAATAGGGCGGAGTTCGTCTTTCGGGAAATCATAGGATGAATGTTTCGGAATTTCGCCACGGCGCAGTTTCTCGTAGAATGCCTCAAACCGCGTGATAAATTCGGGATCAACTATCACACAGGAGCCATCCTCCTCGATATCTACATACGCCTTCTTACCTTTTGGCTTACCTGGCCATTTGTCTAGAACATGGGGAAGTCCTGCAGATTTTCTGCAGTCTACTGGATTAGAGCCGGGTAAACGGACGCCGGTTACAACGTCTTGAATAGAAAGTGAAGTATTGAAGCTTGATTGATCTAAACGATCTCTCAGCCAATAAGCCATATCTTGCGTAGCACGCTCTAGAATGGCGAGGTCGAATGAGCCAACCTTGCCAGTGCCGTGCTTATTGACTGAATGCTTCATAGGATGTTCTTTTACTTGTAAACGAGCATCCATTGGATTCAAAGCTGCTGGAACGCGAGCCGACGCAAAGCCATCTTTCTCCATAATGGAGGCAATAGCTGTTTTTCGAAATTGCGTTTTGCCAACGAGACCAACTATTGA